GCGACGCCGTCGGCAATCCCCGCCTCAAGCGCGACGACGTGCCGGAGCAGATTGCCGCGCTCGGCAGGTCGTTCGCCGCCGTCCGGAACGGCCTCAACAACTGCAATGCGTCCGCGCGCGCTGCCGCCGAGCAGGACCGCCAGCGCCAGGCCGAGGCCGAGCGGCGGTTCCGCGAGGCCGAGGCGCGGGCACGGTCGGCGTCGTCTGCGGCCGAGGCGTTCGACCGCTCGGCCGAGCGCCAGCGGGTACAGGAGCAGCAATGCGATCCCTCGCCCGTCGTGTTGGAGAGATGGTCGCAATGAGGGCGATCCCGATCGCCGTCGCCCTTGCGCTGACGGCTTGCCACACGCCTGGTCCTGTGGAGGTTCGGACCCAAGAGGTCGTGGTTACGCGCGTCGAGCACGCCATCACCGAGGCGCACGTGCGCGAAAATCCGCCGCCGGCACCGCTTGGGCCGCGTCCGCCGAACATTTCGGCCGCGCTTGACGCGGCATTGGCGAAGCTGTGCGAGTGGGTTGCCTGGGGCGCGCGATCTGATGCGCTTAATCAGCACGCGGCCGGAATGAGGTCTGCGGAACGAGTGCGCGAGCCCGTTTGCGGGGTATCGCAAGCCGATTGAGCGGCGCGGTGGCGTCTATACGGCGAGGTGGGTTATCAGGCGAACCATGCCCTCGCCGCTCATCATCTGCGTCGCTGCAATTGCCATCGACGGTGACACCCTGAGGTGTGCTGATGGGAGCAGGATCCGGCTTGCGGGAATCGACGCGCCGGAGTTGCCGGGCCATTGCCGCATTGGCAGGGCCTGTGCCCCTGGTGATTCAGAGGCGAGCCGAGCAGCTCTAGCGCGCCTCGTCTCCGGCGAAGCATTGCGCTGCAGGCCAGTGGGGCGCTCCTACAGGCGGGTCGTCGCCTGGTGTGAGGCAGGTCGCGTCGATCTGAGCTGCGCAATGATCGAAGGCGGCTGGGCCATCGGGTGGGGTCGTTATTGGGGCGGCCACAGGTGCGATTATCCACAGCGAACTGACTAGCAATTCGCGCGTACTCGGATGAGCCATCGCTTGCTCCTGATCGGGCGGGTCCGCGACTTGGCTTTGACGTACACGATCGCGCCAGGGCCACTCGAGGGAAAGAGACCGCGACCAGGAGGAAGGGTCTTTCCGATCGGTCTTTCTGTCATGTGACATGAAATTGCATCATCATCGAACTTGATTGCACGTCCCCTTAGCAGAAATATGGCGTTCAATGGCCAAATGAGACGGATTGTAGTTATCACTCAGTCTCGAGCGTTAGGGCCGGCCAATTGCACCGCATATCCAACGCGATGATACCTATTAGCAAGGTAAGGGCGCTTCCGAAGGGACTCTTCTCGCTTCAGCAAGTACATAAGCCCTGCGAAGATCGCCGATAATGTGGAGATCACGGTGGGCACCCAATGAACAGCTTTAGTCCATTCGCTCAGCATCTCTATTCTTTCGCGTCGATCAGGTGCGCCCTTGTCCAGTGAGAATTCCGACCGTCGTCCTAGCCAGGTAATCCAGCGGTATGAGCGGCTCGGTATCCGGGCGGGAACGAACTTGACGCAACGGTTACGGGCAGTGCTTCGAGCGAGACGATCGCCGAGCTCCTTCGCAAAACGGTCGTGGAGGTGCTCTTGAGCACTCCTAACGACATCCTTCAGACGATCACTTCTGCCGCACCCGGAACAGACGATCATGAAATGATCATTCGCGTTGGGCGGCAGTAAGACAGGCTTCCGGCACGCGCCGCAGCGGATCGTTGCCCTTGTTTGCACCATAAATGAGCTCCTTTACAGATTTCTATCGGCGAAGATGCCCCTTAGTTGCATTATTGTAAAATATGGCCGCCAGCGATTGCTGGGGCGCTGCCCGGCTTAATCGAGCGCGCGCCGATTAGAGCCCGCTTTCGGTTCGGCTCAGGATCGGCTTGTAGGTCACCTCGCACGAGCTGGGCTGCGCGGCATCGCCAATTCGCAGGAAATTGACGAGATTTCCGCCCTGTTCATCTCGCCAAGTCGCTCCGTAGGCGACCGCGGAGCTCACGACGCTGCCGCGGTCGGGCGCGCCATAAACCGAGCGGAGCGACTGAAGCAGATCGGTGCAGCGGGACGTCTCGACGAGGCCGAGAGTGACACGGTTGAGGCCACCTGCGGAATTGAATCCGAAGGCCGCGATGAAGCTCAGGCCGCTCGCGCTATAGCTGGTGCCTGCGCGAATGCGACTATCCGGAGTCGATGCACCAGGCACGTCGCGATCAACGACCCGGCCGGGCGCAGCTGCATGGACCTCATCGAGCGTCATTCCCCAGCGGGTGTATTGCCAGTGCGCAAACGATGGTGACGCCGAGACGAAAGCAAGCAGACCTACAATCGAGCGTCGGACCATCCGCCCCTCCAAGTCATCAGTTCAGACTATATCCGGTAAGACCACGACCGATGTCCACAAGCAAAAGCGTGGCTAGAGCTTGCGCATCACGGCGACGACCCGGCCAATGACATGCAACTATGGTTGTTCGCGATACTCCCTCGAATGCGCTTCTGCGAGCGCTTCGCGCCGCGGGTGGCCAGTCGGCCCTCGCCCGCATCTGCGGCGTGACGCAGGCGGCGGTGTGGAAATGGCTCAATCGCGGTGTCCGCGTTCCGGCAGAATGCGTGCTCAGCATTGAAGCCGCTACCGGCGTTTCGCGCCATGATCTTCGTCCCGACATCTATCCACGCGAGGATCTTAGCAGCGATGCAACGGCGTCTCGCCGTCTAAATGCGGGGGTGCGCTAGACATGGCGCGCGGCAGCGAGATTATCACGCTTCGGCCCGACGATATTGAGGTGCGCGAGCGCATCGGGCTGCTCTGGCAGGAGCGGGTCGAGGGCATCGCCGCCTCGATGCGCGTCGAGGGGCAGATCGAGCCGATCCTGGTGCGCCGCACCGGGCCGCGCGCGGACAAGCCGTGGCGGCTGGTGGCCGGCATCCACCGGCTGGAGGCCGCTCGCGCGATCGGCACCACGATCGACGCGATCGAGGTAGAGGGTGATCCGGATCAGCTCCGGGCCGTCGAGGCTGCCGAGAATATCCACCGCCGCGATCTCGGCCCGATCGAGAAGGCGCTTTACCTGCGCGCCCTCGCTGACGCGCACGAAGCCAAGTTCTCCGAAGGGTTCGACGGCCTGACGCCGCAGCAGATCGGCCAGATCAAGCGCTGGCGCGAGAAGCGCAACCAGGTGCAGTGGCGCGAGGACGAAAGGGCTGAATTTGAAGCACTTAATAGTGCGGCCATTGTGGCCGGACTATACGGGTGGCAGGAAGCCGCCGCCGCAGCCGCCGGGCTAAGCGCCGGCCGACTGCGCGACTATCTCCGCATCCACCGACTGATCATCCAGCCCTTCGCGACCCTCTACGAGGCGCTGGCGCGTCACCCGCTCGGTCAGAAGCGCGCTAGCGTCATGGCGATCGCGCAGATCGATGACGAGGGTCGGCGCCGGGCCGCAATCGAGGCGATCATCGCCAATCCCGAGATCAAGACGGTCGACGAGGCGCTCCGCATCGTCGACGCCGATCCGGGTCGTGGCAATCGCCCGGCGGACCAGGAGCGCGGCCAGAGCCAGTTTCTGAGCCGCGCCATGAGCAATCTCACGCGGCTGCATTCAAGCACCTGGCGGAGCTGGGCGCCGCAGCTCGCCGAATTGATCCAGCCTTCGGCGCTCACGGCGGTGCGCGATGCGATTGACGCCCGCATCGCTGCGCTGCGGGCGGCGGGCAAGCTGAAGGACGGCGAAGCATGAGGCAGGGTCGACTCGCCGAGATCGAGCGCGCGCGCGCGGCAAAATGCGGCTGCGGCCGCCGCGGCGAAATCCGCCTACGAGGGCGCTTGGGCACCGCGGCGGCGGTGCGCCGCGCAGGGCTGCGATGCCGTGATCACCCGCAACCAGCTCTTCTGCCTCGACCATTGGCTGGCGCTACCGGTCCAGGTGCGTCGCGGCCTCCCGCGCGGGATCCAGCGGGGCTGGGCCTATGCGCCTGGCGAGAGCGTGGCCGGTGACGTCCTGGTCATGGCGGAGAAGGTGCGGCAGTGGGATCATCGCATCGCCAAGGCCTTCATGGAGGAAGCCCCGAGCGCGGTACGCGACCAGCTGGCCCGATCGTATCGAGCGCTCACCTCGGTTGCGGAGGATTCCGTGCGCTATGCGCGCAGGGCGCTCGAGCGGGCCGAGGACCTCGAGGCGAGCCGGACGCTCGGCCTGCTCACCCGCGCGGACGCGGCCACCGTGGCGGACCTGTGCGCCTGCGCCGAGACGATCGACGAGGAGACCAGCGTCACCTACAACCCGGTTTCCTCGGGGCATGAGAGCGGGACGATCTATTTCCAGATCGGCACCACGCGCCACGCGATCAAGGGCGCGCGCGGCACCGCGCAACTCACAGTAACGGCGCAGGGTATTCCCGGTATTCGCCTCACCCTGTCGGGCCTGTTCACCACGCCGTCCACGCAGACGGCTCCGACGCCGGACTACAGCGCCTGGCAGAAGCCGAAGGTTGCCTCGAAGTCGAACACGCCGACGTTCACGATCGACGAGATCCCGTTCGTTCTGCGCGAGTTCAGCCTCGACCTCGGCTGCCAGGTCGAGCCCCGGCTGCTGATCGGCTCTGAGTCGATCGAGATCGTCGACAAGGCGGAGCTCGTCTCCGCGACGGTCGAGGCGGTGCCGCTCGGGACTTACAACCCGTTCGCCGCCGCCGCCGATGCGACGGCAGTGCCGATCCAATTCGTCCACGAGGCGACGGCGGGCCGGACGATCACGCTCGACATCCCGGCGGCGGTCCAGCGCCGGCTGACCGCCCTCGGCAACCAGCAGGGCATCCTCGAATGGCCGCTGCAGTTCACCCCGACGATCGTGGACGTCGACGACCAGTGGACCCTCACGTTCACTTAAACCGCGACCAAAACGGTAGCTGAAAGGCCATCACGACCATGTTCACCATCCAGGATGACCCGCAGTTCACCCACACCGTCAAGGTGCAGGTGCCCGTCGACGGCGGCTTCAAGGCGCAGGAGTTCAAGGCGACGTTCCGCGTCGTGCCGCCCGAGGAGACCGACCGGCACGATCTGCACACGACCGAGGGCTCGACCGCGTTCCTGCGTCGCGTGATCGTCTCGCTCGACGACATCGGCGCGGACGGCCAGATCCTGCCCTACAGCGACGAGCTTCGCGACCGCGTGCTCGCGCTGCCCTACGCGCGCACCGCGCTCGCGACGACCTATTTCAAGGCCATCGCCGGGGCGCGCGCGGGAAACTGAGGGACGCCGCTCGGCGATGGGCGGGCGGCGGTTCGAGGGATCTGAGCGAGGCGGCCGCCGACGCGCGGCAGCTCGGGGCGCCGGAGGAGGTCATCGCGGCGCTCGAGCAGAGCGACGCGGCCGACGAGGCGGCGCTCGGCATCTGGCCGGAGAATTGGCCGATCGTCGTCGCCTTCCTGGTCGTTTCGACCCAGTGGCGGGTGATCCCGATCCGCGAGGCGGGATTGCACTACTTGGGGCTCGACTATGCAGGTGTGCGCGCCGGGCTCGAGCTCGCGCGGATCGAGCTGGCGCCCGACCAGTGGACCGGCCTGCGGGTGATGGAGCGCGCCGCCGTCGAGGTGCTCAACGGTGTGAAGGGGTGAGAGCGTGACGCTGCACACGTCGATCGTCAT